CATGCGGTTATTAGTACGTCCCTGCGAAATCGCATAAGCAATCTCAGATGCAGCTTCGTTTGTCATAGCCGTAATTTCATCAATACAAATAGGTAGGTTGCAATGCACGCCCATTTGGTGAAACTGAGATTTTAATGTGTCACGCTTAATTAACATCAGGTCAGTTGGGTGACCATAAATACTATTAATCATACGTTGAACAGTTGTTTTACCAGTACCCGATTCGTTTTCCGTGATTGAAAAAATCAAACCTTTTTGATTTGTAAACTTAAGTAATGGTGCGCCAAGCCCCGCAAAGAATAAGAACGCACGGGCTTCATTTCCAGGTCTAGCGTATACAGATACAACTTCTTTCCATTTGTCTAAACTACCACCCTTTTCAGGCGGTTTAAAATGAGGTACTGCAACCAAGGTTTGATTAGATGGCGGTGAGTAGTTAATACCATCAATAGAAATCTCACGGTCAGCAATAATAAACTTAGTGTCGTTATCACACCAGCCAAACTGATTACGCATCTTTTCAGCTTCTTCACGGTCTTGTAAATCTTGTGCAAATTTAGTTATGTATTCCATTACATCCGCCATTTGTTTAGCGTTACCAATTACACCTTGCTTGGCAACAATCTTTTTAAACTCATCAGATGCCATGATGCTAGTTGCAGGTAATGCGAACTCTCTAACACCATCTTTTGGAAGGTGCAACCGTAACCACACCATAGAACCCAACTCAGTATCTTCCATACGTTTCACCACATAGAAGTCGTACTTATAGATGAGCCTATCTTTTTCTTTAACTTCGCCTGACTCTTCGTCAATAAAGCCTACTTTATATACACCACCGTTTTTGCCACGGAAATATGGCTCAGGATAGTCAGGAATCGTATAAGTAATTTCTTTACCAATAGCCACACTAGGCATGATTACTATATTGTCTTCTTCAGTAGCCTTAACAATACTCTTAGAAAGCTGTACTGGTGAAGTAATAGTGCCTTTGCTTGGGCAACCATCACAACCGCCTGGGTTTAGCGTTTCAATAGTAGAACACTTGTATGGACCACCCGTAGAGTTAGCCTTTTCCTCGGTTTCTTTTGCTGAGTAACTAGGATGATTAGACGACAGCTTATGAATAGCTGTATCACGGTCTTCACAAACTTGAGCAATAGCTAAGCCAGCACGCCACAACGGTTCTTCAATCGTAGCTTGGTTCTTATACATATGTAACAACTGTGCGCAACCCTTTGACTTCATGATGTCGCTAAAGTTAGACACATAGTTACCCAACAACGCACGAGTTGTGTCATCCATTGGTCTACGTGGTGCTTTAGTTAAATCAAGCCCAAGGTTTTCTAAACCTTCTGAAACCAACTTCTTAAACTCAGTAGCGTCTATCGCCTTAGCTTTTTTAATCCATTTAACTTCTTTAGGCGGGTCAGTCTTAAAGTTCAACGTGTCAGGTATGCGTAACACCATTGCAAGGTCAGTAACCTTAGATGGGTCAGTCAATAACTTACGTTGCACCGCTTGGCGTTTTAATAGCTCGGCAGTAGCTTTCCAATCTGCGTTTAATAAAGTCTCGGTCAAAGCCCAAGATACATGTATCCCGTTACCTGAACTAACAATGTTCGGTCTTGGTAAATTTAATTCGTCACAAAATCTTTTTAACTCAGTTAAAGCTTCAGCCTGTGTTAAGTAACCCTTTCCTTCATCTACGTACTTCTGTCCGCAATCTAAATCTAAAAAGAACGCTTTTACCCATCCAGCATTTATTGCTTTTCTATTTTCGTTGGTGATAAATTTTGATACGCCAAAGTAAACATCACGCTCTTCATCGAGCACACTTTGAATTAATTTTTCAGCACCTTCAATCGTATCCGCAAAATCTTGGCGAGGCTTAGTTCCTTTTTTGTAGCTCCCTATACAGTAGTACCCAGTACCTTCTTCGGGTAGCACCGTGGAGAGAAAAGAACTCCATGAGGTCATACTTATTCCTCTAATTCCGCCGACAATAATCCCTTCAAGCCAGTGGCAGTTGGCTCGATGGTTGGCTCTACGCCGTCTTTATATAAAACTTACGTGCAATTACAAAGTGGGCGTCTGACATCTCGCTCTCTCCTTTGAACCACGCATATACAGCTGTTCTTGATACACCAAACGATTCGGCTACATAAGCAACAGGTATGTCTTTTTTAATACAGTGCCTTCCAAGTTGCACGCCAAGTAACTTTTGGTCTGCCTTCTTGTTAGCCTTTACTAGTTGTTGTGAATAACCAATCATATTTGAAGGGGGGCGAACCCCCCACCTTTCTTAAGTCCAGTCGTCTAAAACAGTATTGATGTCTTTTGGTGCCTCTACTTCCGCCTTTTTAGTTGGGCGTTTTACAGGCTCATCAATAACCTCTGCTTCAACTTTGGCAACTGGTTTAGCTTCAGCTTTAGGTGCTGGTAAAGCCTTATCTAGTTCACCGACAGTAGAGCCGATTGCTGTTTTAGTTTCAGGAGCTTTGCCCTTAGCTTGTGAGTTAGCAAACTCATCAGGTTCTAAATAACGTACTGCTTTGAAAGTAAGTTTTGGTGTGGCGCTACTCGTGTCAAAACGCATCTCTGTAACTACGCTAGTAACTGATACATTATTTGTACCTAGCAAACGAACGTATGCTTCTAGAGGCATCTTGCCATTTTCAGCTTTACCAAAAATTGACTGGGCTGGTAATGTTAATTGGAATACATCACCTTGTTGGTCGTTCTCAAGAACCACAGCTAGGCGGCGTGAGAATTTACAAGCACGGGCTGTCGCACTACCTTGTGCTGAACCTGCGATGTTTTGTGGGCAATCTTTACAAGACTCAGATTGCTTGCTTGTACTACGTGGGCTAGGCTTGATGCCGTCATCTGAAAAACAGTCAGGTAATTTACCCGCTTGACCTTCTGAAAACGTACCCTCGTAGTAGTGACGTGAGTTATATTGCGCCGCACCAACGATAATTACATTCATGGCACGTTCTTCATTTGTAGCAACTTCTTTACCTGCAACCATCATACGAAACACAGAACCCTTAATTGAAATACGTTTAACGGTTGTGCCTTCGCTATTACTTATTTTACCCATAAGGGCTTTAGTTGTTTCATCCAACTGACCACGTAAGTGCGCTGGTAGGTTACCGCTTAATAGGCTTAGTTCATTTGCCATGTTTACTTCTCCTTAGTTTGTTGCTGATGTTGTGTTACAAATCGTTTCAATGTCAGCTCTCTTGAAACGTAGTTTTGTGCCTACCTTAAAATGCGGTAGTTTGCCTTCTCTGCATAGCACATAAATTGTTTGACGAGAGACACGGAGTATCTTCGCAACTTCGTCAACTGTCAATGGGCTAGTTTCCATTATTTACTTCTCCTTATAGTAACTGTGTACTTATTATTTATATTCATACCAATTGGCATTAGGTTTGGGTTTTCATCTAAAAACTGTTTCATATTGGTTGGACTAATGCGCCGTTGCAAAAGCTGTGGCACGTTGTGTTCCATTATGAATTTGTACATGCTGTCCCAATCGTTGGCTTCGTAGTTTGTCCTAATGCTACGGTAAACCGTACCGTGTGGTGTCTTGATGCTATCCGCACCTAGTTCTTTACACATACTAGTTAGCTCAGCCTCAACCATATCCATTTGGACTTGTATTGCGGAATCCGCCTTCTCGTATTCGTTAAGAAGTTCTTTACGCTTGTCACGCATCCTTATATATGCTAGTGCAAGTTTGTCTGCTTTAGCTTCTGTCATTTACAACTCCTTTTTTACTTGGTTTATTTTTATTATACATATTAGGTTGACATTGTCAACTAAGTAGTTCCCCGTATAGGTCAACGATTTTAGTGTGTACATCAACTTTTTCCTGCAACATCTTATACATACGCTTTTCTACGGGTGAGCCTTGTAAGTGAATCACCGTGCTTGGGTTCTTTTGCCCCGCCCTATGTACACGGGCATTAGCCTGTAAATAAGTTTCTACCGACATTACTGGACTCCAGTAAATAATTGTGTTAGCCGCATGTAAAGTTACGCCGTGAGAAGCGGCTTGAGGCTGAATGACTAGCACTCGTGGGTGTGGGGTTTCCTGAAAACGTTTAAATATTTCAGTACGTTTATTGACTGGCACACTACCACTAATAACCTCGGTTGTATAACCCGACTTAATAAGCTCGTCTGAAACAATCTGTATAGCATGCCTATATGGTACAAACACAAGCACTTTGTGGCTAGATTCATCAATAGCTTCTTTAAGAATGTTTATGCGGTTACTTGCATCAAACTCAATAACTTCGCCTGTATCGGAATACACCGCACCTGAAGATAACTGTAAAAGCTTATTCATAGCGGCGGCGGCGTTTACTGTTGTTATTTCCTCACCAGCGGCTCTGACTAACATATCTTGTCTGAGTCTTTCGTAATACTTGTTTTGCTGTGGTGTTAAAGGGACGTCCCGCGTGGTGTACGTAATCTCGGGTAAGTCTAAACATTGGTCTTTAGTAAAACGAATAGCTGGTTGTAAAGCCTTATGCACAATCGTATCTGAATCGTGCTTTGGTACCCATTTAAACATTGTAATTTTTTGCATTACTTGGTCTCGAAAGTGTGAGTAAAATTTAGGCACTCCATTAGGGTTCACTAGCTTGGCAATACCATACGCATCAACGGGTGACTGTGAGGCAGGTGTACCAGTTAACATCCATAACCATGTGTGAGGTTTGACTAGTTTATTTAATACTTTCCAGCGGTTGGTCGTTGGGTTTTTATATGCGTTAGCTTCGTCAACAACAATTAAATCAAAGTTAGCCGCTTCAATATCATCAGCAACAATTTCAAGCCCATCAAAATTAATAACCGTAAATTCTGCGCCTTCGTTAATAATTTTCTTACGCTTTTCTCTAGTACCATACGCAACGTCAACTGTGCGATGGATAGCAAACGTAAATAAATCAGCACGCCATGCGGAATCCATAATAGATAGCGGGCAAATAACCAATACACGTTTTATTAAACCTAGCTTCATTAGGTAGTCAGCCGCCCATATAACAGAAGCGGTCTTACCTGTACCCTGCTCATTAAAACAAAACGCTCGCCTGTTTAACGTTAAGAAAGACGCCGTTTCTTTTTGGTGGTCAAATGGTTTATAAAGACCTGTCCACTTATATTTAGATAAGATAGGAGATGGCACATCACGCATCTTTAAGTTCTTAAGAACCTGCGCCTCTTCTAATCCCCAATGTACTAATACTTCTGAGTAATCACCTTTGTCAGCAATAATTTTGCTTTTAGGTATAACGCTTGTTATACGCTCAGGGTTACGTAGCTTAAGTAACAGCCCTCTACCGTCTACTATTTCCATATTTTCATACCTTTTCTTTTTTTCTCCGAACCCAGTGAGCAAACGGTATTTAGGCGTTTAGAATTAAAGCCCCTGTAATCCCAAAAAATACCCCCACGTAAAATAGAAAACCATTGCACTTGCTTTTGCCCATACCACCAGCGCTCTTGTCTAACAAGCGTACCTACATTAAACCTTCCTCCAAATATATTTAACGCCGATAAGTTATCTAATTCTTTAGACCCCAAAAATAAATCAGACGGGGTAGCTTTAGTCATAATAGGCGCTAAAAATACAGGCATATCCAAGTCTTTTGCATAAGCACTAGCTTGTTCTAAATGGTCTGCAAGGACTGAAGCATTTGTATTATGGCCTAAGTCTTTTTTACATTCGACACCAAAAAATATATGACCATCTTCGTAAGGAGCCTTGACTAAAAAATCTATTGCTTTACCTGACTTAGTAACCCACTCCCTCCTGTAATCCCAGCCTACCGATTTAAAAAACCCACACAAATCTTCGGCTATTTCTGCCTCTGTTCTCATATTTTCTCCGATGCAAGTTAGCCTGAATGTGGTGTCCACTTCAAGCTTTAATAATTAGGGTCAGTCTTTCCTGACAGTCCGTTAGCACCTAGGCGGAAAGGAGTCTGGTCACTTTTGGAAAAGCCAGCTACAAAGACCTATCGCTAACAAATGCGGTTTACCAATGAAGAGCCACTCTCACGCAACCCCCGACTAGCTAGGCACTCACACCTTATCCTGTAGTCGTTACTATATTCTTACTTCTTTTTACGCTCTCGTTTACTTACTTCAGAAACAAGGTTACGTTTTGAATCTCTTTTGAAAGAACGGTTGCTATTTGCATCTTCAACTTTAAGACCAGTCTTATTAGAACCGCCTTTATCAAATGCTTTAACGTGGGCTACGTCTTTACCATCGCCCTTACTTACCTTACCTTCTTTCATCATCTTTGAACGAGCTGAGTTACGCTGGGCACGATTCTTTTTCTGCTCATCTGTGCCTTGATATAATTCATACTCACGTTTGTAGTTTCTAGTTGCCATATTATGTCCTTCCATTATGCGCACAATCTAACACGGGACACCACGCTTTGCAACTAAAGTTACGTTTCGGGTTCCATACCCCACTATTATGGCAGTCTTCTAACTGAGTCACAAGTGGTTTAAATTGCTCAAAATAAGCTAGTCGAAAGTGGGTATCGTACTCTTCTTTAATAAACTCTTTAGATACTACAAATAGCAACCCCGCCTTAATAATCTTAATCTCAGGGTATTTTAAAAACGTAGCCGCCGCTAATAACTTTAACTGTTTAGTATCCGCATACTTAGCGCTTTTACCTGTCTTATAGTCAATTACTCTAGCTTCTTGGTTCTCGTGGTCTATGATAATTAGGTCTGCAATACCTCGCCAATAGACATCTTTATCAAAAAAATCACATGGTATTAGTCGTCCGTCATTTGTAAGCTTAACTGCAAGTTTGTTTTCACAAAGCTTTTCACCTGGAATTGCTTTAAGTTTATCTAACATGGGTTGTATATACGCATACTTTTCAGGTACAGGTTTGCCATCACGGATGTGTTCTTCTGCCGCTAAATGTAAATCTTTACCATAGTTCATAGCTTCTGATTCAGGCTCTTTGATGTCTTTGGCTACCCGAATGTGATAGTACTTCTTAGGGCACTGCTCGAATAAAGTGATGCTACTATAAGACCATGCGGGCATATTATTCCTTAATGTGTGAATCCATATCGTCATAACCTATAGATGAACCCCATAGGTGGTCAGCAAAATGATGACCTTCAGCCTTACTAACAAAATCTGAATGATGGTGCTTAATAAAGAAATGTGATGGGTACACAGTAAACGGTGCTACGTTGGCAAAATAAACCTCGGTTACAAGTCTAGGTCCCGTAATCAACCACGCTAATTTATCTTCGCTACAATCTGTTTTATGTAACCTATCAATACATTCTTTCCAAAACGAATGGCTCTTTACACCACCCATAAATGTAGTTGCAATTAGATTATTGCGTACATGTTCTTGTTCCCATGCCGAGAAAGCGGAAGGTTCTAGTAACCAATCTTCAAGGGGGCGTTGGCAATAGCTATCAGCATCCAAAGCAATACCACCATATTTATACAGAATCTCATAGCGCATAAGGTCAGCTACCCCTGCATAATCTTTCTTAACCATCATCTGGTCAATCTGTTTTTTGTTATGCCACGGAAAAGTTTGTAGTTCTCCATTACCCCAAATATGTACAACATAGCTTGGGTTTTTTTCTTTCCAACTCTTTACGCATTTAACTTGCATTTTTGACTCATCGCCAATCCATACAATATGTAACAGCTTAGGTATCATTAGCGTTCCTTTAAATATTTAATGCTAGTCAAACCAGCAAT